ATATAAGTAACCTTTGTTAACCGTAAAGTAACCGTACTAATTTGTGTAAACCATTGATTTTACAGGTAGGTAACCGAGTAACCGAGTAACCCTGACTTTCTCATATAGGGAAACTTTTATACTCAATATGTGCATATAAATACTCAAATATATATATACAGAATCAAAGGTTACCTAGGTTACCCGGTTACCTTTTGAACGAATTGTTTGTTAATCAAACACAATATCGTCCGTAATTTCAAAATCATCACTACAATTCACGAATCCTTTCGGAATTTCATCTACAATTTTCAAAAACACACATTTGGTGACAATTCCGTCAAGTTTTTTTGCTTTGGTCGGATAACCTCTGCTGTCGGTTTCCACAAGTCCCTTCTTAACAGCCCATGACAAAAATGCTTTTCTGGAGAATCTTCCGATTTTGCATAAATCATCAAACGCTGCGCTATAGATTATTGCAGTTGACGTTTTCTCTACCGGGTCATTGTCAATAATTCCCCATCTTTCTGTTTTGATATCTGGGTTATCGTCGAATTTAATTCCGTTCATGGCAATCTTATCAAGTACAAACCAGTAGGCACGTTCATTTTCAGAAACCATTTCTTTCTCTGTCAGGAGGCTCTTCGCCGTCTCAATGTCAATGTACTGGCCATCATGGAACAGCTGATCTGTTGCGATTTTATCTGCTGTCAGGATAATGCTCATTGATATACTCTGCTTCTGCATTTTATCATCATCCTGTATAAGGCTCTGAAAATGCTTCTGTATGGCTTTTATATCGTCAATGGACATTTCCTTAACTACATTTACAAAATCGATTCCTGCGTACCCGTAGTTCTTTTTAAGGGTATCTGCGGTAAGCTGCGGGTCGTCAAATATCTTTTCAGAGCACTCAACCTCGATGATTCGGTTAATCGCTCCGCCCTGGCTGACATACCCAGCGAGCGGTCGTTCGCCGTTAGTCAGAATACAATTCTGCCAGCGATTCTCCCGGTTAACACCCAGCTCCTTGTTGGAGCGACTCTTTCCTTTTCCAGAACACAGGTCGTACACAATTCCCTCGAAATTATCTCGGATTTTAGCCGACACCTTTGAAGTATCATCCAGAATTAATGGAAGATTGTTAAGCATATCGGACTTTGCTTCCAGCGCCACATCCGTTGTCTTGAAGTCTCCTATGTATCGTGATTCACCCGGATTTGCCCAGACGGAAGCCCCCAACATAAGCGTCACAGTTTTACCACCCTCGGTTTCACCCCATAAGTCCACAAAGAACGGAAGAGCACCGACCAGTTTAATTAGAATGCTTGCGAAACTTGCAGCCAACATGATTTTTGGTTCGATTCTTCCAGTAGCACGAACCCTTTTTACATGTTCATACCACTCTGCTCTGCTGCCGCCTACACTGATACTTTCGTATAACTGCCGAAATCTCATATCACCATCAAATACGATATCCTTGTCGTAAGGCAGAAAATAATCTCGAATCCACCCGATTTTGCTAGAAGAATATTGGATGTTGATATAATCATCATTGGCATTTTCTACGTCTGACAGATACCGGACCAGATACTTCGCATTTTCCGAAGTGACTGAAATTCCCAACGCTGACAGCCCTACGATTTTAGTCGCGGATGTAATCATTGTCTTTGGAACGATAATTTCAGACCATTTACCGTTTCGCTTATATGCAAGCTTAATCTGCTCTTCTCCAGTCTCCATGTTTTTCATTCGTTCGATTGGAAGAATCGGATGATAACAGGCTATAATATCCGGTGATCCTGGATTTGTATTTGAAATCCTGATTCCCTCATCATCTGCCATCCAGTTGAGACATTTCATGCGGTCATATTCGCAATCAGAGAAATTTGTCCATTGATTTAATGTGGATACAGGTTTCTCTTGTTTTTCTTTCTCAAGGATCTGCTTATGTACTTTTGTGTAGACTTTTAACAGATCCTCAAATTTCTTCTTTACTCCAAGCTCTTTTGCCCTGTCCAGAAGCGTCAATGTCAAACGTGCCTTGTAAATCTCATCTTCTTGCTTGAATATCTCATTAAACACTTCTTCTTCCAGAATTGATTCTGATGTGAGCTTGTTAATCTGTTCCATTTTCTTTAATCACCTTCTTCCAATCCTGTTATGAATCCATGCTTATATAATGCAAGCTGTAATTTGTTCCATGCTTCACACCATCCATCTGATAATGGCCTTACTCTGCCAAGAACAGACCTGTAAAAGTCAATATCGGACAAACATTCCTGCAATTCTTCTTTTTTCTTCCGCTCTGCTTTCTCTCTCATTTCTTTTTGCTTCTGAGCGTGATATATTGCCATTCTGGAAGAGAAATCTGGTTTCTGGTAAGTTCCCCCAAGCATGGTAAAAGCTGTCTTAAAATCGCAATTATCCATGTTCTGGACAAATGTAAAAATGTCACCAGTCGCACCACATCCGAAGCAATAGTAGCTGTCTTTGTAAATTTTCATGGATGCAGTACGATCTTTCGGATGAAATGGGCACCGAACGAATCCTGCTCTGTTTGGAACCATGCCATATCTGCTTAGAACGTCCCTCATGCTATTCTGTTGTTTAATTGTTTCTTTATTCATTTGACAGAATCTCCAAAATTCTTTTGCCAGTGTCTTTCTTGTCGCAAAACAGAAATTCAACACCATACTTGCGTTGCATCGTGCAAAGAATCTTATATAAGACATCTCCATGCATAACTTTCTGTTCCTGCTCTACCCAGATGCCATTCTCTTTAACTCTTTTCTTCGCCCTGGGATTCTCCCACCAGAGAACATCGTCCAGCTTTTCGATTCCTTTCCCGTGTTCGCATAAGAAGACAAGTTTTATTCCTGCTTCATTTGCCCGGATAATTTCAGATCGGAATCTTTCATGCTGCTGACATACATTTCCGCATAACTCTGCAAGGTTCTGTTTTCTATCAACTACTAAACGTGGGTTATCATAACTCATGTAATCACCCACATACAGCTTTGACACGAACCATTTTTCCCCTGCCTCGTCAAATACCTTTTTAATGCCATCAATAACTTTCTGATGTTCTCTGCTATCAATCTGTATCAATTAAATGGCATCTCCTCGTCGATACCATCAGGAATGCTCATAAAGCCGTCCGGGTCGGCTTCTGGATTCGGTGTAGGTGATGCTGTCTGTGCCTGTGAAGAACCTTTACTTTCGCCGAATTCGATTTCCTCGACAACAATATCTGTTGTATATACCTTCACGCCGTCTTTATTCGTATAGGATCCTGTCTGAATTCTTCCAGATAAATCTGCTTTCATGCCTTTTGTGAAATATTTTTCAATAAACTCCGCAGACTTTCCAAATGCAACACAATTAAGGAAGTCTGCTTTCTGATCAGAACCCTCTTTTACAAATCTTCTATTTACTGCAATGGAAAATCTTGCGATTGATGTTCCATCATTTGTATATCTGACTTCTGGATCTCTTGTAAATCGTCCTGTAAGAATAACTTTGTTCATTTTTTATTCCTTTCCACTATGCTGTTTATCGTACTCAATCAACATTTTGAGACATTTTTGCCCTTTTTCTTTTGTGAGTCCTTTCACATCGTCTACCTTGAAACGAGTTTTAATCTGTTCAAACAAGTTAGAACTCGGATATTTGTCAATGATATTCTGGATGCTCATTACATTTTCTGAAGTAATCATCTCAACAGGTTCTTTTGATTCTGGCTTTTTAGCTGCTGTTTTCCCGCTGCTACCTGTATTAGTAGAATCACTGTCTTTGTTGTCATCAATGCAGAACAAACCATTCAGCGCATACTTTCTTGCATAAGATGACGCTGCGCCTGTAACCTGGGAAGAATCCATGCCTTTTTTTGACTCTTCTTCCCTTGCATAAGCAACAGTTGTAATCTCGCCGGTATCTTCACAGTCGTTCAGATGAGCTTCTGCTCTGACATATATTCTGTCACCAACAACTTCCATCCGATCTGTGACGCTTAACACAGTCTTTGTTTCTGCCAGAAGTGGCTTTACAGCCTCCAGAATATCCTCACAGCTCCTGTATTTGTATTTCCCGAAGGAATTGTACTGTCCTTTAGGGGCTTTCAACTTTGACTGAATAATACCTAACTTCTCATATATATTCACTGTCATTCCTCCTTGTCATAAACCACATGCTTACTGCTCTCAATAATCAGCAAACTCGCAATATCTTTCATTGATAAGGTTGATTCGTTATAGATTTCAACCAGTGCGTTGTATGCACCTGCTGATACTTTCACAACTGGGTTATCCTTATCGGTTACAGGCTGTTTCTTCCTTGCCGGAATACGGATTTCAAATTCACTCATTGCTTTCCTCCTTATATGATTTCTGAGCCGTTAAAAGCCCGTTCAGAGCCTGTACGTA